TATCATGATGAAATTAGTAAGTATTTTAAATTTATTGATAATAGAAAATTATACAATCATAAAGAACTATTAGAAATATTTGATAAAGAAGATTGTGATGGTGCATTAATAGACCCTTATACAGGCATTAACCATGATAGAAGAGTTTCACAATTTGAAAGAAATTATCAAGTATGTAATGATGTTAGAGAGTTTTGTAATAGAACAGGCAAAACAGTATTTATTGCAATGCATCCACAAACAGAAGCAGCAAGGCGTGTATATCCACCAGACCATCAATTAAATGGACATATACAACCACCAAGAAAAGCTGATTGTGAGGGTGGGCAAGTATTTCCAAATAGAGTAGATAATTTTATTTGTTTACATAGATTAATTTCACATGATAAACTTTGGATGATGACAGAAGTTCACGTATATAAAATAAAAGATAAAGAAACAGGCGGTAAACCAACAATGTTAGGTGAACCATTAAGATTTGATTACAATAGTGGTTTAGGTTTTACAATTGGTGGTAATAACGTATTAAAACAAAAAAAATGAAGATACTAAACTTATATGCTTGCTTAGGCGGTAACAGATACAAATGGGATGAGGTTACAGATGTAGAAGTTACTGCTGTAGAATTAGACCCTGAATGTGCAAGATTATACCAAGAAAGGTTTCCAAATGACAAAGTAATAGTAGCAGATGCACACCAATATTTATTAGACCACTACAAAGAGTTTGATTTTATTTGGAGTAGTCCACCTTGTCCTACTCATAGCAGCTTTCAACATTCAATGAAAAATAAAAGAAAAATGAAATATCCTGATATGAAACTGTATGAAGAAATTATATTTTTAGAAAATTTTTTTACAGGTAAATATTGCGTAGAAAATGTAATATCATACTACACACCATTAATACAACCAAAAAAAAGAAATAGACATTATTATTGGACTAACTTTAATTTGCCAAATGATTTAAATGAAAGAAAAGCTCCTACAATGACAAGAACTAAAGATGAATTAATTGAATGGATTAAATTTTATAATTACGATTTTAATAAATACAAAGGACATAAAGATAAAAGAACAATAGCAAGAAACTTGGTTGACTACGAAGCTGGTAGAACAATATTAGAAACAGCAGTAGGAATAGTTAGAAAACAAAATGTAAATCAAACAGAATTATTTTAAAACAAAAAAAAATGAGATATAAATATGAAGACATAGAAAAGTTTTTAGAGTTTAAAACTTGGACTGATAAACAAAAAATAGATAAACTATTAGAAATAGAT